TCAATCCCCAACTGTTTGCCTATGTCGGCGTCGCACATCCCGATCGCGTGCAATTCCTTGAGCGGGTCTTTCATCAGATCGCCCTTGACGAGCGCGATCGCCGCGCCCTTGAGAAACTCCGAGAGCGACAGGCCACGAGCTTCGGCTTCCTCTTCGAGACGCCACATCTCGTAGGGGGTCAGCTCCGTCTTCACGATCACGACTTGCCCGCCCGGTGCTGTGCGATCGCTTCCCGGGTCATCCGTTCGAACTCGGCCCGATCCAACGTGTTCACCGGAGCCGGGAGCGCCCGCCTAACGGCCTGAGACTTGATCCGGGCGTCACGGTCCCACCGCGACTGGATCAGCTTCACGTTGGCCCTCACGTGCGCCGCCGTCAGGTACTCCTTCGAGTCCCTGCGGTGCATCCGCACGCCCTCGATCGCCGCATCGAACGGAAGATCACCGATCGTGTCCTCCCACTCCGCCAGCACGAGGCCCTTAGTGTCCACGTCGCGGTTGTCTCCCAGCTGCACTTTCGCCAGTACCGCGGCTACCTCTGAGATGTTCATGCTCCGATTGCCTCTCTGTCTCGTGATTCCTGAATGCGTCTGCCCTGCTCGATGACGGACAGTGCCCGCTCGTCTTTCGTCTGCTTGGCCGCGGGCTTCTGGTAGTCCGAGAGGATCCAGTTGTGCCAGGTCGCGAGCCAGTCCAACTTCGTGGCGTCCCGCGTCTTGGCCCGCCAGTGATTGGCGAACTTCTCGGTGGCGAGGTTGACGTCGACGTGCGGCGCCCGTTCTGCTGCCCATGCCCTCATGTCTCGGGTGAGGATGAATGGCTCTGGGATGCGGGTGCCGCGCTTGCGCGGTACAACACCTTTAGGTGTTGTCTTTGTCTCTGTCTCTGTCTCTGCTTGGATTTCGCTAACCGACTTGCTAGCGACTTGCTTAGCGCGGGCTATCCCGCCCTTACGCCCATTGGCCGCATTGCGGGTGCGCCGTGCATCCACTTCGGATTTCGTGTCCTGATGTTCGGCGTAATCGTGGATCAACCAGCCACCGTCAACCTCCACCAGGGACGGTTTCATGGGGTCATTCGAAGCCAATTCATGCAATGCGTCTAGCGGCCACTTAGCGGTGGCTAAGCGAGTCGCTAGAAACCCATCGGTCAGCATTCGGCGTGAGTACAACGTCGCCTCGACCAAGCATCTGAACGCCGAATCGGACAATGGCAGGATCTTCGGGTTGTCCGCAAAATCCTGCGTGAACTTGCCGTAGAGCCGTTCATCCTTCGCCATCTGTCTGTCCTCCTTCCTTTTCGTCAAAATCGCCGCGTTCGATCGCTGTTGCGAGGCCCGTGAGCACCGCGTGAATGAGTAGATTCGGGTGCTTCGCTTTAGCCTTGATGTGCGCCAGGAGAGCACGCTTATCGAGAGGCATCAGGTGAGCCCCATTCGCTGCGCTGCGTCCTCATCGGTGATCGCAAGCACGCGCCCGTCGTCGGCGTACAGCACCCAAAACAGGTGCATCACGCCGAACCGGTTCCGCACCCAACGTCGCGCCGGCCACTCGGCAGGGTCGGCGTATCCGGGGACGGACCAGCCCTCAGCGAACGCCGCCGCAGGGTTGGCCGTCTTCCATCCATGGCAGCCAGTCGTGCCGGAACCGCCAAGGATCTGCAGGTTCGATGCGACCGTGTGGCCGCCGACGCCGCGCCCCTTGCGGTGGTCCCGGTTCGACGGGCCGCAGTTGCGCCGGCAGCGTTGGCAGGTGTCGCGGTCGCGGAGTGTGACCAGCTCGTAGGCGTCGGCCTCCTGTGCCTGGGTGGGCTTCGGAGGCGCGTCGTACTTCGGGCGGATCATGCTGTCCCACCGTTCTGGTGCTTGAACACCGCAGCGACGTAGACATACGCGCCGCCGACGCTCGCGAGGGATGCCGCAATCTTCGCGACCAGCTCGGGGCTCATGACGCAGCCGGCATCTCTTCATCCACGAGATCGAACAGGGACGGCATGACGTTCTTCCGCTCCTGCGCTTCGAGGTACTTGACCCCATCGAGGAAGTACCCGTGTCGCGGAACCGTCAACACTCCGGCAGTTGCTACACTTGACGCATGGAGAGACCTTGTGAACATTGCGGAACGACCTTTCGATACAAGCCCTCGCATGAGGGCAGAGCTAAGTTCTGCTCGAAGCGATGCCTTGGATACGCCAACAAGGTTCGACTCGAAGCCCAGCGAGCCGCAGTATTCGCGGAGACCGGCTCTCGCACCTTCGGCAAGGAGCCTTGGAGTAAGACCCACGGGAAGGGCCTGCATCTCTCGCCCGGCAGCGAGTTCAAGCCGGGTACCGTCCCAGCGAACAAGCTCCCGCTCGGCTCCGTCACCTTCCGCGATGACAAGGCTGGCAAACCCCGTGCTTGGGTCAAGGTTGCTGAGCCGAGCAAGTGGCGACCGCGCGCGATTGTGGTCTGGGAGTCTACGCATGGTCCGCTGCCTCAAGGGAAAGTGGTGCACCATCGGGATCGGGACTCGGTGAACGATATTCCTGAGAACCTTGTGGCGCTGACTCCTTCGGAGCATGCGACGGAGCATCGCGACGATCTGATTCAATCGCGTCGTCGGTGAGGTCGAAGAGGCTGGGCATCTCGTGCTTGCGCTCTTCGGCTTCCAGATACTTGACGGCATCCAGAAAGTAGCCAGTGTTCAGCTCCGCTGAGCGCCCCTTGCGGCCCATCTTCATAGCGCGAAGAGGAACAGTTCCGATTCCGCCGAACGGGTCGAATACCAGATCGCCTTCGTTCGAGAACCGCCCGATCAGCCGGTCAACGATGTCGAACTGTAGGGGGCAAACGTGCATCTGGACGTTGCGGCGGGCCTGCTCCCCGTTCAGGGTTAGCATTCGGTTCACGTCATGCCACACGTCCGGACTGTGCGACCCCGGCGCGAGGCTCATGAAGGTTGCCGGCAGTGCGCCCTTGCCTTCGAGTGCCTCACCGATCTTGATGTGCGACTCGTAGTCGTAGACCTGCTTCAGCGTCTGCTCGGTGAACAGTCGCGAGCGCATCTCGACGGGCAGCTCTGACAGCTCGTCTGGAGTTAACGGCCGGTCACCCGACGAACGCCAGAACGCGTGAGCGTCGACCTGCCACCGAGCCCGCGTGTACTTGTCCTTCGACTTGGACACTGGCACATCCGCATAGCCCTTGGAGCGGTCCGTCTGCGGCTTGTGGAACAGCAGGATGTACTCAGGGGAGCCGACGCCCATCTTCGTGCCGTCCTTCGCGTTCTCCGACCAGCCCAGGCGGTACGTCTGGTTGTTCTCGCGCACAACATCGGTGACGACGGTGATCATCCCCATGAAGTCGAACCCGTGCTTGATGCCGTGCATGAGCGCTTCCGCGTGGAACGGTGAAACGGTCGGCACGCCGGCGCCAGTGACGTTGCCGAACAGGATCCGGTCTTTCACATGGCAGGCGTAGATCCGGCCCGGCTTGAGCACCTTGAACAGTTCCGGGGTGAGGAAGTCCATCTGGGCCCAGAAGTGGTCGTTGTTGTCGGTGTGCCCGAAGTCGTTGTAGCTGGGCGTGTACTCGTAGTGATTCGAGAACGGGATGCTGGTCACGATCAGGTCGACCGAGTTCTCGTCCATGTGATCGCGGGTTTCCACAACACAGTCGTTGTTGGCGACAGTCCAGCCTTCACCGGATGCTTCGATGCGGTCGATGCCCATTGAGCGGGTGAGCACCTCCGCGATATTGGACTGGTTCAGTCCGTGCTCTCTGATGACTTCGGTCATTTTGCTTGTCAGCTCCTCGTGCTTCTGCCATTTGTCTTTGAGAATTTGCACAACCTCACGCTCGGATTCCGCGAAGATGATGTCCACGCGGACCCTCTCTGGCTGTAGGAATCGGTGGATGCGGTGGAGGCTCTGGAAGAAGTCGTTGAACTTGAACCCGACGCCGACGAACACTGCGCGGTGGCAATGACGTTGGAAGTTGCAGCCGGATCCGGACAGTTCAGGTTTCGTGGCCAGCAGCCGCGAACGGCCGTCGCTGAAGTCGATGACCCGCTGCTCGCGGATGTCGATGTCGAGCGACCCGAACACTTCCACCGCTTCAGGGAGCGCCCGCTTGATGGCGCGGCGTTCGTCTTCGAGGTCGTGCCAGAGGATGAAGTGATCCTCTGGGGACTCGTTGACAATCTCGGCCATCTTCTCCACCCGCACGTCGATGGTTTCCCGCTTCTCCCTGGCCGCGTCCTTCACCCCGAGCGCCGCGTTCTTGAACAGGAATCCCTGCCCATCACGGTCGACGGCCGTGGACGCAATGTCTATCGATACCTCGTGGTAGACGACTTCCATTTCCGGCAGGTCATACCCGGTGGAGTCGTAACCAAGGTCAGCGGGCGACTGAAGGAAGATCGACCAGCTGGCCAGCCACAGGTAGAACTCCTGCTCCTTGTGCTTGTACAAGGTCAGGTTGTTCGCCTGGGTGGAGTCGCGCTGGAAGAACCTGGTGAGTGCCTGGCCGGTGTCCATCACTCCCAGGAACCCGGCGTAGTGGATCAGCTCCTTGTAGCGGTTCGGTGAGGGCGTGGCGGTGGCGACGAACTTGAACTCGACGTCATCGAACAGCGTCAGGAACGTCTGGTACGTCTTCGATCCGAACGACCTGAGCACTGACGCCTCATCAAGGGACACCGCGGCAAAGATGTTCGGGTCGAGCTTCCCGTCACGCACACTCTCGTAATTCGTGATGTAGAGGCCGGGCCCGTCCATCTCGGCGGCCGTGCGAATGAACTTCGCACTCATGCCGAGCATCGCCGCGTCCCGAACGAACTCCTGACGGACACCGAGCGGCGCCACGACCAGGCTGGACCCGCCCTTGCGTTCCATAATCAGGCGGAGCGTTTCGATCTGCATCACAGACTTGCCGAGTCCGAATGCCGCGAAGATCGCGCGCCGGCCGCCGTACACCGCCCATTTCACGATGGCCTTCTGGTGCGGGAACAGCATCGGATTGATGTCGTCGAGGGACACGTCGAAGCCGTAGCTCTTGGTGAAGTTGACCTTTTCCTTCAGGAAGGTGTCGTAGGCGGTCATCGTCCGCCCCCGCTGTTGTACGCGGCCACGACGCCCTTGTTGATGTTGAGCATCACGCGCCCGCCTTTTCTGCGACGATCTCGCGGATGACGTGGAGTACCTCGGCGCTGGCGCCGGATGCTTTCGCAGCGTGACCGACACTGTTGGCCTGCGCCGATGTCAGGGCGGCGTCAGCGAGTGCAACCCAGTCGCGTTCCTCGGCCTCTGGTGCGTCGTCCACCTCAACAACGGGCACGTCATGGATGCGCGGCCCCGCTTCAACTTCTGCGAGCCCCAGCGACCGCCAGAGGCCGTCCATGGTGAACTTCGGGAACTGCTTGGGCTTGTCGAGCATGATGCGGGCCGACTTGATGCCACTGACGAGGAAGTCGCCGCGCTGCTGCATCTCAACGATTCCCGCAACGTCATAAGGCAGCGACTTGTGCGCCTGCACTTTCCACTGCTTGTTCGTCGTCGGCTGGCCTCGATCGTCCATGACGGCGACCTGCTCGAGTCGAGCCGTGATGATGGCGGGGCCGCGGTGGGCGCGGAGAGTGTCGAAGATGTGATTCCACCGTGCGGCGGCAATGTTCCACAGGTCCATGTTGATCTGTGCCTCACCGCTGTAGGACGAGTTCTTTTTCTTCGCGCGGGCGTTCGCTTCGGCCTGAGCCATGTCAGACAGCAACTGCCACAGCCTGGTGCCCGAGTCGAGGACATACAGGATCGGCCCCTCTTTAGGGACATCGAGGGCTGCGATCTCAGTGCAGACGCGGAGGATGTCGCGGTAGGTGCCGTCGTGGAGGGCGATCTCGAAGTCAGCGCCGGGGATCAGCGAGTATTCATCGGGGGCGTCTTCACCGATGCCAACCCAGAGGGTGCGGCTCACCAGCGGGGATGCGGAGGCTTCAGCGGCGGTCCAACTCTTGCCAGTCTTCTCACGGCCGGCCATGAGGATGATCGGCCAGGATGGTTTGCCGGTCGGGCGTCTCGTTTCGAGGGTCATTTCGTCTTTCCAATGGCGTAGGGGGTCTGGGAGGTTTTGTCTTGAGTGACGCACTCGCCACAGTCGGGGTGGTGTGCGGCGTGGGCTTTGACGTTCACCCGGTGTTGGCCTTGTCTCGGCCGCAGCTCCATGACGTTGACGCCGTTATGGGTGGCATAGTTCGCGGTTTCCATGTACGCGCCGAAGTAGAACTTCAACGTCTCAAGGTCGCCTTTCACCACGGACTCGCGGCCCTTGGCATCACGCCACCGTTCGGCCATTTCGAGGAACAGCTCGTCGGCCTCGATGGTCGTTTTCGGTTCGACGGGCCAGAGTGTTGCGAGGTCGTCGCCCATGATCGGGTCGGGCACTTTTCCGCCGATGACGTTGATGCGCCAGAACTCTTCCAATGTTCCGAGCAGGTGCAAGTCAACGAACGACTGCGACTGCGGAACCCAGATGACTTCCAGCTCGTTGCCGTCGAAGAGGACACCGCACCAGCCGCCGACAGCGCCCGTGATGAACGCCTGCTGGCGGATCTGGATGCAATACTTCGGCGGCACACGGATCATGCCCGCGTCATCGAACCAATCCTTTTTCTGGAACGCGGACACGTTCTTGATTTCCAGTGGCACCATGCCGAAGTCAGGGGAGTCGATGCGGGCGTCGAGCGTCCCCAACAGGTGAGGATGCTCGACCGACTGCAGCAACCCCTCAGCCGGCAGAACCTGGCCCAACTCGGGGAACTCTTCAGCGACAGCCTCACGGATGACTGACTCCATGCGGTGGCCCCAAAGCATCCGGGGTGTGCCAATGTCGGTCACATCCGGGGAACGCTTCTCCTGCCACACGGTGAGAGGTGTTCCCCATTTCGTGTCGCCGAGAATCGCAGCCGCTTCCGATGCGCCGATGCCGAGCTTCCGCAGTCGCAGCCACTCCGGGTTATTGCTCTCGGTGGTCAGTACGGTGTAGCTCATGCCGTCACCACCGTCATCGGGTCAGCGATCACGACAGGCTCGTCGTCCGGCCCGCCGAGTAGTAGCCACGCGAACGTTTCGAGGCTTAGCGTGACGTACTGATCCGCGCCCTGCCCCTTGCCGAGACGCTTGTGCACGACGACGCCGGCGGATGCGTCAGCGTTCCCACGTTCCGTCTCGGCCTCCGCTAGCCACCCGGACAGGTTCATCCGTGAGTGGTTCTTGGCCTCGATGACGATGTCGGCACCGCGGATGGTGCGGATGCCGCCGATGTCGCCACGGTCGTTGGTGCCGTTCTTCGGGCGGATGTCGATGCGGGTGTCGCCGAGTGCGAGCGCGAGGTAGTTGGCGACGAGACGCTCGAACGTCTGGCCTTTTTTTGATGCGGCGCTCATTTGGTGGCCCACTTAGCGGCGATGGCGGCGAGCGCGCTGTGAGGTGCGGCGAGGCTGCCCTCGATCGCAGAGTGAGCCTCGGCCAGCACCTCGGCGGCGACCTCGGCAACCGGACGGAGCAGGGTGAAGGGCTTGCCCCTCAGGTCGTACTCCAGGCTTCGGTCGGCGGTAAGAT